GGTCTTATTTTGTTACAAGCCTTTCATCTGTTTCAATTTTCACGCTGATGGAGAATTTCATTGCCGCTACAGAAGAAAATGGGAATATGTTGAAAAACAGGATATTTGGCGATGATGATTGATAAAAGAAAACCAGATCACGTCGGTATTGAATTCGACAAAGATAATGATTTTTTCGATTTTTGGTATAGAGGGGACCGGGCTGGCAGCAATTGGAAATTAACCAGAAAGGAATTTGACTTCAGATGATTTTAAGATACTCAAGTTCTAAGATTCCTTTGATTGTTCACTTTGGGGCGCAGACAACGAAGATTGGTTTGACTTCTGGGTTTCTCTTAACGGGGAATTCTGCTGCAACATGGGAAATGGTAGCGAAAATTCAAGGAGAAATCATAGATCTACGGCGATGGGAAAACTTGGCGATGAGAATGCGCGATGCTGGTGATCAAACGGTGATCGTATTCCCAATGGGAAAAGGGTCGCATTCTGGTCACAGAACGGTTTTTAACGTTTATGTGAGCGGGGTGTTCATTTTCAGAAAGGACCTGATCAACAGTCCTTTGATTAGGGGTATTTGGAGATGAAAATATATAGACCGTATCCTCTCGATTTAAACCTTAGTAATTATGTAATATTCTTGTTTTCTGTGAAAGATTATTTCGGATATTTCTCAGGAGAGGTTATAAATGTCTTGGCGGGGGAACGTGTTGCTGCATCGGATTTCAGTTGAAGATAGAACTTGTGGATGACAATCATCTTTACATTGGCTTCAATCTATGTGCCTTTAATAGTTACCCAAATGATTCTGTTTGGTTCTTTACAAGCCCAGTACATTTTATGTTGAAATTGAGATGAAAATCGAAACCAAGGGTAGCCCATATGTGAACTTCTCTGAATTCAACTTTCTGTATTTCAGTGACGGGAAGGTTTCTTTCATGAGAGGATATTCGTTTTTAGGTCTAAAGGAATTCAGATGAAAATCATTAAAAGAGAACTCATGAGAGAAGAATTTATTGGGGTTGAGTTCGACATAAAGAACGCTCGATATGATTATCTCTACTGGGAGCTTGGTGAGTTTGAATGTAATCTCAAGAATAAAATATTTTCTAGTTTCTGGAGACAAAAATATGAAAATTGAATTTCCTTATAACAAGATTTCAATGTTGTCGGATGTGATTCGAGTTCGCTTTGCTTTTGATTATCGTTTTGAATATGGTCCTGGTGAACAGGTTGGTGCAAATTTACCGAGGATTGGTTGGATTGAGAATGTCGCACGAAAAAGGACAAATGAAAGGAAACTATGTTAGATAAAATTAAGACAATTTGGTACAAAGAATCTGGTAAGGTCATCAGCATGAGATGCCACGCTAGCTACATGCAGAAGAACCACCCAGAGGAACTTGCTTGGTTGTTGGAAGAATCGAAAGACCTTCCGCATTCATATAGTTTGTTCACCCGGTATGCTGCATTGACTCAGGGCATCAAGAAAATCGAACCGTGTGTGGTTTGTGGGGTTGGTTTCGGGCGGTTTGTTCGTGATGAGTTCGAGGGTTATCGCCATGTGAAGACTTGCTCTGCGAAATGTGCGCAGAAGGATCCAGAACGTGCCGCCAAAATATCTGCTACCAAGTTGAATATGGATCCAACAGAATCGAATATGAAGAGAGCAAAGACGATGTTGACAAAGTATGGTCACGAATACAACGGTCAGCGAACAGAAGTTAGACAAAAGAACTCAGCACGAATGACTGAGAAATATCACAGTCTCAACCCTTCTGCCTTTGCCCTGATCAATGATGAAAACTGGTTGCGAGAGGAATATGTGAACAAACGCCGTTGCTCTGTCGATATCGCTGATGAGGTCGGAGTTGACTATGACACTATTCTGACACGTTGTCGTAGATTTGGGTTTGACATTCGCCAGCGTGTCAATCGTTCGTATCTTGAAATCCAGATTGAGGAATACATTAAGTCTCTCGGATTCGAAACAACGTCAAGTGATAGAACGATTCTTTCTGGGAACAGAGAAATTGACATTTTTGTTCCTGCTGTGAATCTGGCAATCGAATTCAACGGTCTGTATTGGCATTCCTGTGCTGCACATGAACTTGAGCCTGAGACACGGAAGCGACATCTCGACAAGACGGAAGAGTGTCTGTCCAAAGGTGTTTCCCTGATTCACATCTTTGAGTGGGAATGGAAGGAAAAGGGAGACATCGTGAAGTCAATCATTTCGTCTCGACTGGGAAAGGTTGACAAAATTTATGCAAGACAGTGTGACTTTGTTGAGATTTCTGTTGACAAGGAAAAGGAATTCATGGAAAATAACCATATCCAGGGATACAAGAAATCAGATTCGAGGATTGCCCTGGCCTATGAAGGGGAAGTTGTCTTCGTGATGTCCTTCTGTAAGTCTAGATTCACAGAAAAATACGACACAGAAATTCTTCGCATGTGTGGCAAAAAGAACACATCTGTTCTTGGTGCAGCAGGGAAGATCATTTCAAAGTTCGAAGAGACTTTCAGCGGTAAGTTGCTCAGTTATGCGAACCGTCGATTTGGTGAAGGGAACGTTTACAAGAATTGTGGATTCGAACGAAAGGAAGACAGCCCGATTGGTTACTGGTGGGTCAGGAGCAATCGAAAGATCAGTCGTCATACTGTGAACACCGAGGCAGCACGTCAGGCTTTTCTGAAGGAAGAATTTCTGCCAGGAGAAACAGAGAACCAAGCGATGTATCGTTGTGGTTTCCGAAAAATCTTTGATTGTGGAAACGCAGTCTGGGTAAAAGAAATCAAGTAACGCTTGACAATCTGTCGTGGTTTAGCTAGAATTGAAGCAACAAAAGGAAAAGGCCCCGAAGGGCCTTTAATGAGTTTCTTAGACTCTTGAGTCGATTACGACAGGTTCAGCACAGTGCTCTTGCGGAAGTAGATATTCCGGCCAGCAGTGAAGGTTTCACCGTCAGGAGTGTTGCTGGTGTCGTCGGTGGTGACGAACGGGTTAGCGATCATACCATAGCGCGTTTTGAATGCGATCTTCGGTTGGAAGCTATTGGGGTCAACTGCGCGGTGCATTTGCAGGGGAACATATGGGCAGAAGAAAACGCCAGCATCCCATGCCGATTGACCACGATAACCAACCATGTAATACTGCGAAGCAGCACCGAAGTTAGCCGAATACGGGTCAACATAAACGCGGATGGTGCCATACAGGAGACCAGCGAAGGTGTTACCAGTGTCATCCACTTGCAGGTCAATGTTAGCACCCAGAACCGGGCTGATATCCAGCACACCAGCCATGCGGAGAGCAGAAGCCACGTCAGCAGAGCAGATGATGAAGTTACCCTTGCCGCGACGAGTGTCTTGTGCAATCACGTTACAGTCGCGTTCGATTTGGAACAGCAGACCCTTGAAACGCTCCACGGTCCAGCGACCATTCGAATCCACATCCAGGTCAAAGGTGCCAGGAGTCGTGGTATTCTGTGAACCAGCCTTAGCCACGGTGTACAGCTTACGAATGAATTCACGATTCATTTCAGCGGTAATTTCTTGGCTCAGGATGTTAGCCAGTTCACCTTCTGCATCCAGACCATGAACAGCCTTCAGATCCTGTGCCAGTTCCACCGAGTATTCGGCCTTGATAGCGCGAGTACGGGCAGTCACAGTGGTCTTTTCAATGGTGAACGACATTTCGTTGAAAGTGCCACCACCAGAGGTGCCCAGAGCTTCACCAGCAGCGGTAGTCATACCAGTGCCATAGGTGTAAGGCGAACCAGCGGGGTTAGTACCAGTCTGCGAACCGGTGCCCGAGTAAGCCGAGTTAGCTTCCTTGAACAGAGCTTCCGAACGACCAGTCAGGGAACGGTCGGTGCCGTACAGACTGCGCATTGCGAAGATCATGCCAGTAGGGCCGCTCAGGGGCTGCACACCACCCACATCGAAAGCCAACAGGTTAGGCAGGGAACGACGAACCAGCGAAATCAGGATCGGGTCGAACTTAGCGATACCACCAGTGTCAGCACCAGCGCCGATGTTGTTGGCAGGGGCAGCTTCCATCAGCATGTTAGCACGAGCTTGGATCGCATTGTCCTTCTCTTGTGCTTCCAACAGGGAAGTGATAACTTGACGCTTGTAAGCGCTCTTGATTTTAGGCAGACCTTCTGCTTCCAGAATGGGTGCCCACTTTTCTTCTAGATTTTCCGACAGGAACATATATTTTCTCCTACTCGATTAACGAGCTTGTTGTTTAATAGCACTCAGGTAAGCGTTAATGCTCGGATTGACACCCGCCTGTTTGGCTTCCTTGTTTAATTCTTCGTTAATCACAGAAGCCGAAGAATTCTTTGCTTGAGTGAAATGCTGCTTCTTAATCAGAGCAACCTTTTCTTCAAACAATTCCTTGCTTGAAAACTCGACACCTTCCATCAGAGTCTTCAGCTTTTCTGCATCAATCATCGTCATCGACTGTGATGCAGTGGTCAGCACGCTTTCACGCAGGAGACCATTGATTTGTTCTTGAAGTTCTTTTTCTCGTGCAGCAATCTTGCCTTCTGCGAGAACATTCTTTTCAATAGATTCGTTCAGTTCGTTTTTCAGAGCGTCATTGGCTTCTGCCAGACGTTCCACAACTTCAACTTGCTCATCTGGAATATTTAGTTGAGTCTCAACGAACAGGGAACGCAGACCAGTCATAAACTCTTCCGAGATTTCTTGGCGCAGACCTTGGTTGATAGCAACTTGATTTTCCTTGTGCCATTCTTTGACGGCATAAGTCATGTAAGCATTAACTTGTTCTGCCAGGGTCTGACGAACGTCTTCCAGATCCTTCTTAGCCTGTTCTTCCAGCTTCTGCTTGTGATCCATCATCGCGAAATTAACGCGGGCCACAACAGCGGCTTCAAACAGTTCACCAGCCTTAGCCTTGAAACCTTCGCTCAGTTGTTCACCGTCGAAGAGCGCCGAAACAGATTCCGACATATTCTTTTGCAGGTTAGCCAGACGTGTAGCTTCTTGATCGCCCAATGCAGGGTCAACAGGGACCATCGATTGAGTGACGGCAGTGGTAGCCAAACCAGTGTCTTCCAGGGGAGCCATTTGACCAGCCAGAGCCGATGCAGATTGACCGGAAGCGTTGGGATCCAGATCCTGATGTGGGGCGTCTTGGGAACCACCTTGGGGAACAGGAGCTAGATCGCCTGGGAGAGGCTTACCAACCGGGAGACCAGTCTGAGCAATACCAGCCGAGGAAGCCAGGGCGTCTTGATAACCAAGATCGCCTTCGTTCAGGGGCTTGCGCTTGCTAGTCAGCATAGCTGCGATTTTTTCTTCTAGAGAGGGCATATTTGCACCATCCTTTTACTCTTATATACTATTTAGTTAAAATAGTGAATTGAACTAATTATTTAGTCGCAATATCCAAGAGAAATTGTTCCCAGAGAGTGCTAACTGCCTTTTCGGAAGGAAGTTTGCGAACAATGGATTGCATTTCGTGAATATCTTTTTCTGCCCAAATACCATTTTTGAAGACCCATTCTCTTTCTTCCATAATGGAATTCAGGAACGCATCGGGGGCAGATGGATTAGCGACCAAATCGCCTGCGGTAGACAGTCGGAAGTCCTTTTGAACTTCGTTGATACCCTGTGAATTTGGCTTTACAGAACCAAGCGCACGGGTTGAAATACCTAACTGAACACCACCTTCGATCAAACCACGAGCAACTTGGCCCATTGGTGTATCGAGAATTCTTACTTTACATTTGTAATTGTCACCATCTTCGGTGAGAGAAACAAAGCGGTGCGATACTTTTGAGAGGTCAATACCAGGACTTAAAGGATGATTTAATTCTCCTACTGCCCGATTAGTATTTACTTCCTCTTTAATGTAACGCTCGATTTCCCCTCGAACATTGTCCTTGGGGTAAATCCGCTTGTTTCTGTTCTTAACATTCGTTTGAATGCAGATGCCTTCGAGGTGAAGAATCTTCTTGCCATCTTTTTCTTCGACAAGAAGAGTCATTTCCTCATTCAACTCTTTGAACAGTTTCATGTTTATTTAGTCTCTGATTTTAGGAACTGAAAACATCTTCGAGATGTTTGTCGATTACTTTTTGATAGGAATGAGGCCAGGGTCGATCTGCAAACACCTTTTGAGGGGAGACTGGTAAATCTTCCTTGTCCATTGCCTGATTGGATTCGAAATGGGTCTGGTATCGCTCATTTCGACCACGAGGGGTTTTAGGGACAAAAATGTGAAGATCGCCGTCGTTGATGTGATGGTGATATGCTTCATCTGTGTTCTGTGCGGTACACCATCTGGTGTGATCGGGGTCACTTGTGTCGCCCTTGATTTCGCTCTTATAATGGTGAGCCAGATAACGAGAATCGGGGTGAGTTGCTTCGTCTGCTTTCAGATGGAAGTGCTCCCAATGTTCGTTTTCTCCAGCCTTCAGTTTCATTGCAGATTCATGGCGAGGGTCGTTGGTTGAGATGTTTTCGGTAGAACCAGTGCCACCCAAGACACCGGCATGGTCTTCTAGTTCACGAATGTTCTTGATGTCACGGATCTTCTTGGATACTGGGACATTTTGAGCAGTCTTTTCCTGTGCATCCTTGTGGTACACCGAAAGAGCAGGACCAACACGAGAAGAAATGTCTTCTAGGCGATTAATGCCACCAGAAGCATATTTGTCTGTAATCCAGTTCGCATATTGCTTATTGTGGGTAGGATCAGCAGAATGAATCGCATTATGGAGAGCTTCACGATGTTGCTCAGGCGGAATGCCTTCGGCGCTCATGCGCTCCGAAACTTTAGGACCAAAACGAGCCCAATTTTTTTCTTCGTTGTATTCCAGGAGCATCATGCTTTCTGCTAGAATACGACGAACTTTTTGAAGAGTTGATTCCATACGAATATTAGTCAAGGGAGTAGGAACAATGTCACCGTTATCGGTCTTTACAAAGGCAGTCTCAACTCCCTTGCCATTGCTAGCGATGTTTTGGATGCGACCCTTGGTTCCGCGACCCCGAATTGTCCCAACACGATCCCCGATGTTTGGGGTGTCGTCTTCATTCAGCGGTTTCTCTGCATTCAGAAGATTGGAAGTCGGATGGTAACCAAAGGAAACACCGTTGCGAGAATTGATTGCCTTGACAGTGTGAAAGCGACCGAGATTGTCGGAATAGGCAACCACACCAACTTTGTTAGCATGTTCGCCTTCCTTGATCTTTACAATCCTTCCCTCATGGGAACCATGTTGCAAGGGGGCAAGATACTGCATCATTTCACCGGATATGAAGGAGGAACGATGTTTGCATTGGCACCACGTTGTTGACGTGGCACGGTGTCTTCTGGTTCTGGCTGATGGTTATCAACCACGTTACCGTTCACATCAGCCCAAACATTTCGTTGCTGCTCACGGGGGTCAGAAACCTTTGGTTGATATTGATAAAGTTTCTGACCAGAGGCAGCATCCTTAGAAATGCGACCGTTGTGAATCCATGCAGAACCCTGATAATCCAGAACAGGCTTGTTCAGATTCTCCGGTTGAAGAGTGGTGTACTCAGGGGGAAGAAAATCTTGCCACTCTTCGGAAATAAATTCCAAGAATGTTTTCATTTCTGTTCCTTGGCCTTCTTGTTTGCCACTGCGTGCATCACAGATTCCCAATCAGAGCCGTAGTTCTTCTTGAGTTCGTCTTCGTTTTTCTTCATACCGTGAACGATGATTTCTGCATGTTCCTTTTGCTTCGGAGTCATGGTTGCTTCGGTGAAGAAGTTTTCCTTGGCCTTCTGCTTTTCTTCTTTCAGGAATGAAGCCACAATACGGGACATTTGCTCGGAGAACAGCTTTTCTGTTTTCACGTAGTCGCCATTGATTGCAGATTCAACGATAAGTTTTTCGTTGCTCATTTACTTTCTCCTTGTGCCTCTGCCTGTACTTGTGCTTGCATTAGCATTTCTTGTTGTTGTGCCGCTAAATCTTGTTCTCTATCGAATTCCATCTGTGCCTGCATTTCTTCCTGATCCTCATCAGAAATCTTCAGGACATTCTTGACAATCCATTCACGGGAAAAATATTTTCCAACAAAGGGATCCATCATGGTTACGATGTCGATTTGATCGCGTAGAATATCGTTTTGTTTTGTTTGTTGCCAGTAAATGTCTGAGTTAAAGACATACTTGATTTTCTTCTGAATTGCCTTCCAATCGTCATAGGTGAGAACACCCTTGGCAATTAGTTGGGTACAGAGAATATCGTCAAACAACTCCGTGAATTTTCTGCGCAGTCTGTTGATATATTTAGCGAACTTTAATTCTTCTTTGCTGATTTCTGCCTGACGACCAAAAGAAATCATTCCGTCTGATTGCATCCGAGAAAACGGGACATTCAGGGCTTCATAGAGTTTCTTCTGATAATACTGAAGCATGTCGTTGTCAACGATTTCAGCACCACCCTCGATATTTTGAATCGTGGTCTGTTCGCCGTCTTTTCCACGGGCAAACCAATAATCTTCGACCATCGACATGTGCTTCTTCTCGTCCTTCATCTCGCCTGTCGCTGTGTCATAGACTAGCTTGTTGCGAAAACGATTCATCACATCGCGGAGATGTTGCTCAGAACGCGAAGCGTTCAAGTTACCCGTGTAGACGTTGAATAGACGCCTCATAGGGGCTCTAACGAGCGCATTGATCACCACAGCATCCTCAACCATCCGAAGCTGATTGACGGGCTTTAAGGCCCTGTGCAGATGGGATTGAATGCCGCCCTTTTCCCAATCGTTTAGACCAGAGGTTACTGAGGCAATGGAGTCGATTGAAATTTTGACGCCCTGCGAAGTTCCTGAAGTCGTGGAAGGCCCACGAGCCGAGGCAACAGAGACATCAGAATAGATGTAAAAATCGTCAGTGATTTCTGTCATCTGTAGACCAGTTGCCGGATCTGCTTCCTTCTGAACTTGCTTGACTCGCTTCAGTTTCCGAGGATCGACATATCGAAGTTCGTCAATGCCTTCTGCAACATTTTCCGAGAGAATTTTGTGGTAGTAAATTCGACCGTCGATGTACCAGCGCTTGAAAATATCGTGTGCCTTAGTCTTGAATTCCAGGAGGTCAAGCACAGTATTAAATTCGTCGGCAATTGCTAGCTTGACATTTTTGGGTAAACCCGTGTCATCAAGACCAATCGTCACCACCGTGTCATCGTCTTCCACGGAAATGCATTCGTTCACGATTTCTTCGATCCCAGAATTGCAGGTAGGATACATCGAGATATCACGATAGCGATTAATTAGATCGCCGTCGCTCTTCGATGTGATGTCGTAGTCAAGATATGATCCAGCGAACATACCAGAAGCAACGATTGTCGCCCCATCGTCGTTCTGCGGGGGAGCAAAGGAGAGATTGCTCTCCTCCTCTGCTTTTTTAGTTAAGGTAAACCCAAATAATGAAGCCATTGTTTTCTAAGAATTAACCGGCGAAGGTTTCGCCAGAGGTCAGGGGAACAAAATTGGTGTCATAGTCTTGATAGACGAATTCGACGCTGAATTGCTCAAGCTGATCGTTTGCGCCGTAATCTAGAGCGATGTCTGTGATGTTCATGGGGAAGGCGTTGTGGATGTAGTATTCCTTGATAATCGTGTTGTTACGATCAAGTTGGGAAACAACCAAATCTGCCTGATAATTCAGGGGATCAATGCGACCCACCTTATTCTGCAGATCATCCATGCCGTTAATCCATTGTTCAAACGAATTTCGAATGTTCATGGTGGTGTCAGACACAACTGTGATCGACCAGGGAGCGAATTGACGATCACCCGCCAAATGAACTTCACGACCCCGATACATCACCGGGGCAACGCCCATAATGGAACCAGGGAGGGTCGTAGACGAAATCAGGAACTGTGCTTGCTGTGCCGCAGAGGTGCCGTAGGTAACGAAAGAGGGGAAGCTAAGGGAGACAGTGAATTGGTTGGGGCGAGCGCCCCCACCATTCAGTGCTGCCTTGAAGCTATCCACCGAGAAAATGCTAGTGCTCATGTTTTTCCTTTTCTAGTATTTATCAAGCTGCCAGGGTGCTCAAAGTCACGCCAGATGCAGCAGCGGTAAACACGATGTTTGCATAGTTAATCGCGTTGTTGGCCTTCACGTAAATGTTAGCCTTGAACGATTTACCATCGATGATTTGCTGGGTGTTGTTCGATGCATCGCAGACCACGAGGAAATCTGTGATACCACGACGACCTTGCACATCACGCAGATAGGGTTCCACGGTAGACTTGAATTGAGCACGGGTGAACGAGTCATTGAATTCAAAGAGAATACCTTGGGTGTATGTGAAAAGCGCTTGCTCCATCACAATGAAGAGACGACGAATGTTGATTCGGTCAAATGCACCAGACTTCGATTGCAGAGTCTTGTCACCGTACAGGAAAGTTCCTTGGCCGCTCATAGTAACCACAGGGTTAATGCCCAGAGGATACAGAACATCGCGATCTGCTTGATTAGGCGAATATGCCAACTTCACAGAATTCTTGATCTGGCCACGAGTCACACCGGCAGGAGACCACCAGGGATCATTCGTGTAATCAGTTTGGGCACAGAGACCGGCAATGTCACCGTTCAGGGGAATCCAGCGATAAACGTCGTTATAGGAATCGTACTGATATTTCCAGCCAGAATCCATGACGGTGTAAGAGCTAGAAGTCAGCAGGTTACGAGTTGCGATAATCGAAGTTGCTTCCAGACCAGGGTTGTTTACCACATCGGTGATCTTCGGAGAAACGAATGCGACACAATCCCGGCGAGCCTCTGCGATGTTCGAAATCACATAGGTTGCAACAGTGGTCGATGCACCGCCCAGGGGAACCAGGGAAACAGAAACAGAATCCTTGGAGACAAACATGGCGTAACCAGCTTGCACAACTGCATCTGCTAGGGTATCATCAGAAACACCACCAGCCAGGGTAACGTCATAGAGGCTAGTCAAGTCTGCGAAAGCTGTGCCAGCCTTGGCATTGCCCAGATTCAGACCAGTGAACAGATGTGCAATCCACCAGAGATAGGTCGAACCGTTCAGAACGTTCTTGTAATAATTCGAGGTGCCACTAGCATTCTTTGCATCCGACGCCTTCGAGATGTAAGCATAGGTTTCCAGAACAGTGCCAGGAGTGCCAGAGAAAGTACCCAGAGTGTCAATGACAACTGCACACATTTCATCGTTCGAACCACCGACCGAAGCAGCATCAGACGAAGTGCCTGGGGCCACCGAGAACAGGGAAGCATAGGGCCACTTGACGCCAATGGTAGCCGTTGCCGTTGCCACGGTAGTCGGAGTGCCACCACCAGAGAAGGAAACGGTTGCGCTAGTGTAGCCAGTGCCCGAAGCAGTGATATTCAGAGCCACAACGGTGCCAGCAGTTGCACCAGTGCCCAGAACTGCAGTTGCAGTCGCCCCGGTGCCATTCCCGGTGATCGTCACCGTGGGGGCAGTCGAATAACCAGCACCAGCGTTCGTGATTGCCAGACCAGAAACATATTGACCGTTGAAAATCTTGGCGTCTGCAATGGAGATGCGGAGACCGTTACCGGGAGAGCCAGCATATTTTGCAGCAAATGCGCCGGAACCAGCAACACCGTTCACGAAGTTGGCCGAATAGTCAGTCGAATTCTTGATCAGAATCGGGGTGGCACCAGCCACTGCGTTCTTTGCAGTCGCGCCAACATTTCGCACCACGTTCATCGAAGAACCGTAGGCCAGAAAGTTAGCTGCAGTGAAGAAGGAGAGATAGGTAGCCGCATTGGGCTTACCGAAAGTTGCCACCAATGCGGCTTCGGATGCGATGTTACGAACTTCGAGAACCGGTCCCCATTGAAAGGTTCCAGCGAAACCACCAGTGGTGCTAGAAGCACTGGTCACTGAGCCGGTGGCATCGGTTTCGGTAATTACGACTCCGGGAGAGACTTGAATTGCCATTGTTTTTCCTTGTTAAAATTTAATCCCCGGAAAGAATTGCCCGAAGAATACAAAATGTCATTATTATTTAGTCAGAATTATTCGGTGAACCATTTATCGAAATCTGGGTCGTGTTCGTATCGAGACATTAGGTTGTCTCGATAATTCCGAATATCGTCTGGATCACCTTTGGCTACCCAGGTAAATCCATCCTGATCCTGATAAGTCGAAGTCCCAGATCCATCATCAACGAATCCAAAAGGAGTCAGACCAGATTCAATCTGCTGTTGTCTTGTGGCATAGATGGAATTCCGAATATCAGAATTTACCAATTGCTTAAAGAGTTCAGTGGATGAAAGCCAGCCGAATGAGACCAGAGGCATCACTAGGTCATCGTGATAACCAGAATCTGCTGCATAAGAACCCTTGGATTCAATGAAGGTCGAAAGCTCTGCCAGAATATCCGAGTCATTGACCAAGAGCTTCGTTTCTTCGATTAGAATTTTGAGTTGCGAACAGCCAATTGATTTGGTAGACTTTGAGGTAACCAGACCAGGGCGAGTTTTTCCTGCACCAGAGAAAGTTGGGAATTGTTTTCCTCTTTCCGTGTATGTCGAAAGAATGTTCTCGTATTCAAGATCATTGAATAGAATGTTCGCCACCTGTTCCCCTGCGTCGTTCAATTCAATGAGAACAAGGGATTGGTTATAATCCAGGGCCAATCTACGAATCACCGATGGGAAAAGAAGTGGTGTGATTTCGTTTGATTTGTACTTGGCAGCAACCTTGTAGGGCATCTCCGAAATATCAATCACGACCGCAGTCGAAAAGTCACCCGACAAACCTCTTGACACATCCACACAAGTGACATATGATTTAGCCTTGTCGGGAGGGATAAGGATGTCAACACCGTCGTTTGAGAATTCAGGCGACATCGTGGAGATGCGAGAAAGGAATGTTCCGTTGACTAGCGTGTTTGAACTCCCCAAGAAGGAAATGAGCACCTCTTGCGAAAATTTGACTTCTCCTAGAACTTTTCTTTGTTCATTGAGCCATTGATCGTCTCTGTTTGGGTTTTCAAACCAATCTGCCTTTACTGGGACAAATCCATTCGTTCCTTTAACTGCACCATCCCAAAACTTCCAGAACAGGTTGTAACCGTTCGGGGTTGAGGTCATGATGATTTTAGTAGTTTTACCAGATGAGACAGTTGGATATGATGAAACGAAGAAATCTTCTGCTTTATTTGGGTCCACATGTGAAAATTCGTCCAAATATAGCATATTTACTGATTTTCCGCGAATTGCACTAGCAGATGTAGCAGATGAGAATGCCTTGCTTCCGTTTTCCAGTTCGATGTCACCTTTGTTCCATGCCTTGATGCCATGCTGAAGCCAAGGCGGGAGATATTCATACATCAGTTGCAGGCGAGACATGATTTCTCTTGACTGAGAAGCCTTGTTCGCCAAAATCGCAATCGTATAATTCTTGTTGAAGATCAGATGATGTAGAAGCATCGCAGCAGAACTCTGAGTTTTGCCTTGCTGGCGGCCCATCATGGCGACGACAAAGCGATTGCTCATCACTGTGTTTACGAATCTTTTCTGATAATCATATAGCTTAAATTGAATCAGACCGCCGTCAAGAGAAACGATTTTGACGTAGTTATTGATGAAATATTCTACATCTTCGGAACACTTCAAAAGTTCTTCGAGTTGTTCCTGGGTATAGTCAATCTTAATCCCAGTAGGACGAAGGTTCACATTTCCGTTGTATCCGCGCTGTTGCATAATCAATTTCGCTTTCTTATTTTTCTAGTCTTTTCTTCGCCACTGCTCGAACATATGCATGGTCGTCGTTGTCTCGCATGTATGCCAATGTCTGCTCATGTGTACTAGGATGCTCTACGACCGCCTTACGCACGGAATCGTTATCATCCGTTGCCAGATGATGCAAAGTCTCTTGTGACGTGTTTGGGTGCCTTGCAATGGCATGACGAATCGGAGAATGCTGGAGACCCTTGATAGCGTCTAGTTGCTCTGGTTTGTTAATCGCCCCATGACCAATGAGGTGCTTGATCTTGTCGATGAATTCCTTGCTCATCCTAGTAACTTTATATCCAAATCATCGAGACCAGAATTGCGTTCAATCGAGGCCCTAATTCCACGCGGTAGAGTCTCGTTTTGACTCAATTCATGGGCTACCATAGGATGAAAGTGTTTAGACAGTTCTAGAGCCGCCTGGGGCGTTAGAGAGGGATTCCTGGCCAGTGCTCTTGCCGTTGGAACAGGACCAGTCTTCAGTTTCTGTGCAAGTTTCATGTAAGTGTCAGGGTGCATCCCAGTCGTCTTTGTATACAGATGATTTAGCTGTGCCGAATCCGGGTATGCTGCATGAATTGCCTCAACATGATGTGATTCTAGTTTGTCTGCATTAAAGAGGCTAAGAGAATTCAGACCATGAACATCTTTTTTGTCAAGAAAGTGTTTGGCTAGATGCTCAACAGATTCCTTTGGGAGATTTTCATTTGTCGCCAATGCTCTCTTGGCTTCTGGTTGCGCATATTCGTTTCCAGTTAGGGCAGTTGTAACAGCATGATTTACTTTCGCTGTAGAAAACATTTCACCAAATTGTGCAGAATCCGCTAGGTTGCTTCCGGCAATTTTATGGTAATGCTCAGGCTGCAAAATCCCTGCATCATGCATTTGACTCGTTTTCTTGTTCGTGTAGTTATGAATGTCTGAGTCAATGATTTCTGGGATTTTATCTTGAGGAACTGCTCCGTGTTTCAGGAGTGCTTCGAATCTTTTACCTTTCATTCTGTTACTCCGGGAGGAAGATGTTTATTTGCTTTAAGGATTGCCATAGTCTCGTCATCTCCGCCATGTTCCTTCGCCATCTTTCGAGCCAAATCATGATCCAATTTCGGATGTGCTGCCAGATGACCAAGAGCGTCGTATCCGCTGAAAGAAGTCGTCTTTGTCAAATGGGTGGCGTGATTATAAATCCTGTTCTGGTGTTCAGCAGAAAGATTTGGGTTGTTAGCCAGACGACTCAACAAATAACCAGAATGATTAACCCCTCTCGGAGATTCTGCTTTTGAAAGAAGAACATCCTTGGTTTCATCGTTCAAATCTGGTCTAGAAGCGAGATAATGAATGTCTTGTGTTCTGGCAATATTCACATCCTGTGCAATTTCATGCGCATGATCTGGGCTCAGATTTGGATTAGCAGAAACAGATCCAATGAATCTCGGTTCTTTCTGTGCAATGTCAAACAGAACATGAGAAGGGGTGTGTTTATTTTCTGCCAGATTGGAACGAATCTTGTTCAGTTTAGAAGGAAAAGAAAAATTCTCTCCTGTGTTCAGCGTGTGGAATCTGCCGAGAACTTCCGGATTCTGTGAAGTCCCAGAAATTGACCGAAGCCCTCTCATGATTTCGTCTGTCTTCCCATGCTTCTCTTCATTCTCCAGATCATTATTGTTCCAGGAATTGACATGAGAAATCATCTGATCAACGTGCTTCGGTTGAATTGCTCCGTGGGAGATTAGGGAGCTTAGTCGTTCATTGCTCATTTCATTTTCTCCAATCTAGCCTTTGCCCTAGAAGAAACATATTCTGCCGGGTGATTCGCCAACTCTTGGAGTTTTTCTTTCGGGGTGTTAGGATGTCCTGCGAGGCTCTTTGCCGTATACAAATCAGAATGATCCATCGCACCGAGAATATGAGAAGGAGTTCTGTGGTTGATAGCGAGTTCGGAATTAATATCAGGGTTCTTTTGCGCTGCCAGTTTTTCTAGAACATGGGTCGGGGTGTTGATATTCCCAGCAATCGTTTGCTTTTGGCCCATTGTTCCGTGTGTCGCATAACGCTCGATCGTCTCTGGCCGAATCTTCGGATTCCTAGCTAGGAATCCTCGTTTCTCATGGTCTTCTAGATCAGGATGTTTCAGGATCTTGTCAACTGTATCTGGATGATACCGAATGTCATTTGTCAAAGTCGTCACCGGAGATTTGTCTTCTTCGTGGTCAAGAAAATGATTCACGATCTTGTTGAAGTCTTCGTGTGGTGTATCATCACGATAAAGCAAAGCAGATTTCGTGTCAGCGTTACCTGTGTCTACTAGATGCTTCAGATGCCCATATGGGATGTTCTTGTTATGAGCCAGATCGGTTTCTGCCGACTGATTACCAGAACGAAGAATTGCCGCAACGTGCTCAGGATTCGGATGATCCTTCATTCTTGATAGAATGTGGGAAGGCATGTCGTCTGTTCCCCAGTCATCTGGATCATGATCACGAAAGATTTTCTCAATGTGATGTGGCTTCAGGGCACCGTGGTCATAAAGAGACCTGATTTTTTCTGAATTGTCGAGACTCATTTTTGTTCTTTATTCTTTTTCATCATTTCCAGAACCTCGGAAGGAGAACCAGAGAAGATAATGTTTTGTTGATTCATGGTCTGGTTAGTGACCTGGGGATTTGCCGCAGTATTCTGAACAGCAGCACCCTTCTTCACCTTGTTCATTCTATCGTGAACATCCAGAAGTTTATCTGTCATATCTGCTAGAGTCTTAGCCAGTTGACCCACAACCTCATAATCACGACCCTTCTCAGTCTCCCGAGCAACCATCATCATTTCATCCAGGGCGACTTCGATCTTACCAAGAACCCGAGCCACGACAGTTCGAGTTTGATCGAAGTCTTCTTTCTGCTGTTCATCTGCAGGCATGTTAGAATGTTTTTCCTGATAGACAACCAAGGGATCCTGTTGTTCAGGTGCCGGGGCAATGTCAAATACTTCGTCTAATTTAGTGAAACTCATAGGGATTCAATGCTTTCATTCAATTCATAATCATCGTCTGGTCCCGCAGTATCCGGAACGACATCGGTGCGCATTCTCTCTGCAGCAGGAACAGTTTTGTCTGTCGTTGAGGACAGATCCAGGGCAACATGATGAATTGTCGGGATGTCTGTCGTCGTTACGCCACAAAGGTCTTCCGAATAGCCGTCAATTGCGTCATAATATGTAACCTGGGCTGCAAAGGTCAGGGTAAAGATGATCGTGCGATCCTGTGAATAGTCACCCGTGTAGTTATCCTCGAAGTCAACTTTCTGGAGAGTGAAAGGAACATCGGTCGTGATATTCATTTCTGGGAGAACCTTGACAGTCAGATTTCTTGTTGGCCCAAATTTCGGGAGAATTTGCTCAACGATCTGCAGAGCATCTTCCTGATTCTTCGCGTAGATGTAAAGGGCAATCTCCAGAAGATAAGGAACACCAGAGGAAGTGCTTCTGGTCTGCCCGTTGATGACTGCTGTGTTCTTGTTGAAGGAATTCAGCTTTCTCTGGGAATCATAGGAATAACTCAGAATCTCGAAGGACATTCTAGGAAGAACTGTCTCGAAAGTCGTGTTCTCAATGTTTGGTTGCTGCAGAATTCTTTGAAGGAACTTTTGTCTTGGGGCATAGACAATGGGAACCTTAATTTTCTGACGAATCACACCGCTCTGATCCTTGCGGTAAAAGAAGAGACCCTTGAACATGTATCCAAAGGCAGTGATCGTCTTTTTTGTTATGCCCCAATAAAAAGCGTTAGACATTTAATTCTTTTCTCATTGGAAATCTTCTATGTTGTGCTTTTTCCAAGCAATGAAGGCAGATGGATCATGACTAGACCCCGAACTGACTTTCCCGTTCTCTTGATGAACACTATATTCTCCAGGATGAGCGGCATAAACCCTTCCGATATGAACACCAAGAATGTCGGATTTTTTTATGGCATGAGGAATTCCGACTTCATCTTCCCCTGTCCCTGCAATTTTGACATTGGTGCCTGGGTCTTTTACTGCCACAACATAGGCGTGATGTTGTCCAGTCGCTTTATGTTGCACAGGAGCAAAACCGTGGGCATAATTTTGTGCCTGTGCCGGATCTTTGGAATAATATGTTAACCCTTCTTGACCCGCAAGATTGTAGTCACCCTTGCTCTTAATCTCACCAGTCTTTAGAATGTTATGAAATTCTTCGTGTGACATCCCACGATATAGAACACCGGGAGTTTTCTGTGCCTGAATCTCCTTGTGATATCCAGAATCAGGGTTCAATTGCGGATGTGTTCTGCCATATGGCTCATCTACAGGAGGAAGCACGAGATGGGAAATCTTGGGATCATACCATCCCTTCGGCTTACCTGTTCTTGGTGAGAAGTCAGCGGCACCCGACGGTTTCTTAGGCAGCACTCCGATATCATGGTTTACTCGATACCCATCGTCTTCCTTGTTATGGTATGCGACATCATATCTCCCACTATCCATCACTTTCTTCAGAATGCCAGTTGCTGGGATTTGATTAATCGAATTGCTTTCAGACAGGATGCTTCGGATCTTTTTCAGTAATTCTTTACTTTTCATAATGCTCCAAAGGGAGAGACTTCTGAGAAGTCAAGAATGTCTTGTCCCAGAGAGTCAAAAATGTTTTCCTGTGAACCGTTCAAGGGTTCATTGCCGTAATCGTCGGAGACCAAGGGACAACCAACTTCGTCAACCAGTGTCGCCCCATCTTCCCCCATGATCCCTGAATCTGCTTCGGAGAAGGAAAAGAGGGATTGATTGATGTCAATTTCCGCGATGCCAGTGTCAAGGCCTTCAGAGGAATACTTGAAGAGTTCGCAATCCAGACGATAGACAAAGAGCTTACCCATCTGATAGAATGGGGAAGAATGTTCAACTTTCTTGATTTCAAACATTGACTTGGTGAGAGGGAGATAAATGATATCTCCCTCAGTCGGCCTTGTCGAAAGAATTGTGGTTCCAGTTGATCCAACAGTTTCTTCCCAGCGGCGACGCGACACAGTGAAAGTGCAGGTCTGCTGAATCTCAATCCCGAACTTGGAAAGAAAAGATCCTGGGCCATCATATCCCTGAGTATTCTCAAGATACATTTCGATTGAATATGCATTCTCAAACTTGGAGAGAGTGTCTTCAACGAAAAGATAATCCACGGAAACCAGGGAACGAGGGATATAGAAAACCTCAACACCGTTGATCTGAATGGATTCCTCAATCAGATCGTTCAGCATGTTCTGTTCCGGAGCATAGACCCCAGGAACACCAGTCTGAAAATATTTGTTTACTTTACTCATCTTAGCCAATCAGGATGGGAGGCGGAACTGTCCAGGCGTCACGAATCTCGTTTTCGATTTCCTTGATTTCCTGATTCGCTTCCTCAAAGATAACTTGACCGTTCATGGTCAGACCACCAAGGATCGTCACACCGTTGTATTTTTTCATGTTCATGCCCCATTGCTTCTTGATATAGGCAGTGGCAAGTTTACGGAGCAGACGATCACCGTACATCGCATTGAAAAGTTCAGGATCGGTACGCACAAAGGCTTCAACCATGATGAACTCATCTGGATTGATCGCAGTCTTCCAGTTCATGTCAATCGTCAGAAGATTCGTGTAGCGATTGAACTGAAAGGATTTTTCCACGGTCAACTGAAAATCGATCAGGGAAAGATGCTGCATCACATTCGTGTAATAGGTCATCTCAGTCGAATACAGATCGAACAAGTCGTTCAGACGCATCTGATAGCGAATATCGAAGATCCCAGAACCATAGATGGAAGTAGTGAGAGGAAAGACTTTTGTGATTGCCTCAACGCCTGGGCCAACGGTCAGATAACCTCTGTCGATGTCACCTAAGACAACGTTCGTCGCAACCCCCACAGTGCCACTAGAACGCCCTGTAAGCACCTCATTGACCTGAAGGGATGCTACCCCCTGTGGAATGAGTCTCAGGGTCGTAGGCGACGTTACATCGAACACTGTATACATGCCACCAAGGGAACCAGAGGCCATCTCACCCTTCACATAGGAAGATGCATTGGAGACAGTCACGACAGTTCCTGTGACCTTGTGACGAAGATACGTCTTCTGTGT